CAATGATTTCACCTGGGTGGCTAATGGGAGGCTCGTCGGGTTTGTTGTAATACTGGGAATTTTCATCTCCAGCCTTGAAGTACCCATCGGTACCAGACTTTGCAGCCATCATATCACGCTTACGCTCGGAAAACATCTTCGCAGCCATAGCCTGATTTTCCTTATAACCAGACATCAGCTCCTCCAGCTTTTCGTTTGTGTAATGAGCATCATCAATCTTAGAGGGGTCAGGGGGGATGAGAAGCCACTTGTACATATCAACGACATAGATATCAAACGTTGCATCTTCCTTTTGAAGGCGCTTGGCATGGCTCGCGGCCTCATCGCGGGTAGCAAAAGCACCCCTGAACTTGACCCCGAACTTGTCGTTCTTCTGAGGCGCTTCGGGGCCAACCACAGACATGCATGCGAAATTCTGACCGGGCACGGTCGTGTAATCCTGCTCTAGAGACATTATGTTCTATATACAACTCTAGACTTTAAGCTAGTAAACCTAAGTTAAAGTTTTCACGATCTTTATCATCATGGAAGAGTTACGTCGACTTCACAATGATGAAAAGAGGTCACTGATTGAAAGTGTCACACGAGCAGGTGATAGCATTCTCGATGTCGGGTGTGGTTTCGGTGGTGATCTTCAAAAGTGGTCTAAAGTCCGTGCTAATATAAGCATGTGTGAACCAAGCTTAGATGCGTTGAATGAGGCGCGTGACCGAGCCAAAAATATGAAAATGCGCGTAAACTTTTATCACGGGGACATTCGTGCATGTCCTAACAGAAAATATGATATCGTGTGTTACAATTTTGCACTCCATTATATCTTTCAAACACGTGAGTTATTTTCGGATACGCTCAGGGAAATTAAAAAACGAATGAAACCGGGTGGAGTATTTGTAGGTATCATCCCAGACTCTGAACAGATAATGTTTAAAACCCCATTTTCAGATTCACATGGGAACTTTTTCAAACTGAAGGGTACGAGTAATGGCGATTTCGGTGAAAAATTATTTGTACATCTAGCGGATACACCATATTATGCAGATGGCCCGAAATCGGAACCTTTAGCACATAAGGACATGTTGATTACACAACTGGAAAATACCGGATTTACCATGAAATTATGGAAGCCGTTATGTGGAAACCCCATCTCTGAACTCTACAGTAAATTTATATTTGTATATAGAAATGATAGCAGTGATCGTGTTACTGTTGATTAATTTAGCCATTTTTTATAATTTCAAAGAAGATCCGGTATTGATTGAAGTTAGGGAAAAATACAGAACACTCAGGGAGCATTTGAAAACCAATAGCGATGACAAATATAAGAGGTTACACAAAGAGATACCTATCGTCGCATATAGAGGGTCGTTCTTGTCAGGGGTTGGCTACAATTCTAATAAAGGAGATGAAATTGGAATATGTATAGACGGAACATCAAACCACGTGTTTCACGTACTTTTACATGAACTCGCACATTGCACTGTCAGTGAATACTCTCATAGCAAGGATTACTGGGATAATTATGCTGAACTCAAAAATGAAGCGATTCGTATAGGTATATACGAAAACATAGATCAATCGACCCCATTTTGTGGTAAAAAGATCGTCGATAAATAATGTTACATAATTATAAATGACTGAATTCAATCTCAGGCAGCCAGCTGCATCCAGGATACTGACCTCGTTACTTCTATGGTTCGCGGTCATGGCCAGTGCTTTTACGACTCGCATCAAAATGCCTTATTACGTGAATATGTTGAACCTGACGGTCGTAATACCCGTACTTATCTGGTACCTGGGAAATACAAGTTTAATCGTTAGTTTAACAACTGGGAGTGTCATCATAACAGTTGTCGTGGCTTCATTATTTCTCCTTACATTAACTGAGGGCATTAAATGGTCAAAGTTAAAGCAGGGGTATGAGAAATATGGCGAAGATATGAAGACCGCTTGGTTACCCATGGTCATGACAATGATCGCGTTAATTCTAGGATTAGGGTCTGCATATGTATTGTCTGGTGGACGTGTACTCGACATGTATTAAAAATATTTACGGGCGACATAGAACACTACTGCAGCGACTACACCGGTGGATCCCAAGCCAACTAGGCTCCGGTTTCCCTGGGCATTCAAAAACCTGGGGACAGAACCCGCGAGTTTTTCTTGAATTGGTTTGCTGATAGATATACCAGTGGCTACGATGACAATTAATGCATCAAGCTGTTCATCTGTAAGGTCGAATGGGTTCTTTTTCTTCTTATCCGAGCTGACACTTTCCTTGACAGCCGTAGCAGCCTGCGCGGGTTGAGGCGCCATCATAACCTGCTGATGCGCCATTTGGACAGCGCGGGGGTCGGCACCCATTAAGGGTGAATCAAAAGATTGCTCCTGGGATTGTGTCATAACGTCAGATATAGGAGTGGAATCCATATCGTCTTTATAATCACTCACATTTTTTTTAGGGTCTTCTGCCACGAATGCATTAGATCGAGAATTATCAATTGGAACCATCCCGTCAGCCTCCTCTGATAAATTCAAAGTGTACACGGGTTCGGCCATTTATATAGATATAGCTTTTTTAGAACTTCAAATGTCGCATTTTTTTAGATACAGGATATCTACCTAAAAAAATGTTCCAAACGGGGCTCGAACCCGTGACCTTGGCGTTATAAGCACCACGCTCTAACCAACTGAGCTATAGGAACGGTGCTTTTGGCTGAATGACTAGCCTCATGTATAACATGTTTGGGTGCGGGGTCACCCATTCTATATATGTGTATACTCTTTAAGTGTATAAAGACGAGTGTATTAGTATGTGTATATGATACACGAATACGTAACTGAAATATACAACACGTTAGGACCTGGCTTCAGTGAACGTGTCTATCATAATGCCATAGAAGTGCTTCTACGTGAGCACGGTATTTCATATGAGACTGAGCGTATAATACCAATCACATTCAAAGGGCATACGATCGGAAATTTACGGGCGGATATCATCATCAATCGGACAACTGTTGTCGAATTGAAGACGGTTAAAAATATAACGGATGTGATGGTTTCACAAGCACGGAATTACCTGAAGCTATTAAACTTACAGGAAGCGTATCTTGTGAATTTTCCACCGGCGGCTGGAGCTCTTTCCGAGGTAATCCGTGTTACGGTCGATTAGATCGTGGGTATAAATTCCCAGTGTAATTCTGTACATATTTTTTTCCATATCATATCCTGTTGATGTAGCTTTTCTTTTGATTTTAGAAGGGGGAAGTATTGAAGATACGTGTCCTCACTCAATAATTCACAGAATTTATAGAGTACGAAAGAATAACTCAAAAAGTTTTTACGTTCCGCTGGACAGTTATTATCAAATGGTTTTTGAATATCTTTAAACATCATACGTAATTGTTCTTCGAGTTCTACTGGCATATTGGGTGGTTTTATGCCACTCAAAATATTTGAGATATACGGTACGTGTTCGTAATACTTATTGAGTTTCAATTTTTTTAACAACCCCCTGACTTTAGCATGTGTGATCTCGTTCACACTTTTTATTTTGATCTTTTTGAATTCGTTTCTCAACTGTTCTATTACTTCTTTAGGTATCGTTGTCATTTCTTGAGCTTGAAATTGTGACAACCATTCATTGAAATGATTATCACGTTTATACGAATAATTAATCACCTTTTCCGACGTCTCCTGTTCTTCCCTGTACGTCAGTTCCTGACTTATCAACGTGTCCACGATTATACCACACGAGTCACATACCATGTCACTCGTGTCATGGTAATATACGACGTTACTATTAGGGCAGTTTGGGCATATATCTGTCACCACCCTTTCCGTGACACGGGGTAACGATTTCTTTTCAACATCTATCAGATAGTCTGTGTATATATCCTTCTTTTGCAATCCTGTGGTCACTTTACAATTGAACGCATTGTCTGTGCTAACTTCTATATTTTTATCATCAGTCATGTATTGTTGAATATACGGCATACATCGGGCTATGTAATCAGATAGTTCGCCTTGATATACATGTTTATTACATGGATCGTCTTCTATTTTTGCCATCCATTCATCTACTCGGTTATTATACCGACTTAAAAAATTACCTTCCATGTATATCAATGATTAAAGTACTCAGCTCGCTTTTAATTAACGTAATCTATGTATTTAAAAACGTTGTAAATTTTTTATTCAGTAAACCAGATTTCACTATAGTTAGTCGATACGTTGAATATGTTGTCGATCCTACAAAAGAGTATAAAACTGATGAACCTTTTTGGGAACGTGAACGTGAACAAATTGAGTCAGGTACGACAACCTATCTCGCGGAGGTGGACATGAATGATGAAATCCCAGAACCACCGGATGCAGTCGAAAAACTCATCATACGAGTTAAATATTGGCACAATAATAAGATTTATAAGTTCCTGACATCGAAACACAAGTATAAGTGGCCACCTGTAAAAGCGAAAACGATGAGTTTCCATATACCATTGTCGAGTGCACAGTTATTGGATACAAACGATAAACCAGTGAAAGATGTTCTCGAAAAAATCAGACGGTATTCCGGTCCGTATTCAGATTTTTACGGTGAGAAAATGAAAATAAGTGATATGTTTTATTATGAAGAGAGTTTTATGGCGACGATGTACCCTAAAATCAAAATTAAAAATTGTTTTGGTATGCTAAAAACTGTAGATACAGCGACTGGATATCTCACTGATCTTCAATTACCTTAGTCGATAGATAAAATTTCAAATCTCCCAAGTTTGCGACATTATATTTTAAAATCAGAAAACGGTTCTGGTCCTCTTGCATAATTTGTACAGTTGAACACATACTCGTCGCTTTCGTGAAGATGTTCATATATCGGAGTGAATAAGCACCCGACATGGTCGGACACTCGTCTACACATTGAATTTCCGTTTCCTGGTCAGCGAAGTCACCCCTGCACAGTAAACGTAATACCTTCCCACTTCTAGATATTTCAATCTCATCACCAATATTCGACATATCCCTGCAAATTCTTTGGAAATCTACGGACGGGATGGGTGTATTTATAGTCATGTGCATATCGGGAACCTCTATCTGATTTTCGTTGATATCCAGTAATTTCAATGCAAACTTGGTAGAGGTTTTCTTTTGTTCGCTATGGATTTCGATATTCATGAATTCCTTAGAATCTACGGATATCACGAGAACGTCATTGACTGTTATCGTTTTTAGGAGTTTGTACATGTTAGTCATATTGACACCACAATCAACCTCCTCCGAGCAGATGTATTCCTCGAAATTTTCAGCTGGAAGGTACATATCAATCAGAGATGCCCGCGCAGTATCCAGTGTTACGATGTAAACACCATCCGGCTTGAAATACAAATTGACATCGTTTAATATATCCTTCAACACTTCAAATGTAGATTTGATGGCAGCGGCTTGCACCGTCACCAGTTTCATACTCGATTATTCGCGTATTAATTCTTTATATCACTATAAGCTCCATCTTCAACCTTGCGACTTATTTTTTCTTCTAGTTCACGTGTCATAGCGGGTTGGAGTGATTTTCCGTAATCGTCGAGACTGAACATAACAGTGGTGGGTTCACCGTCCAGGGTTGAAGAACCTATTGAACCAAAATCACATGCATCTAATTCCTGAACCGGAAGAAGTGATTCAAGCCATTTATGTATTTCACGTCCTACTAAGATCTTACCGTTCTTCGTCAACATGGTGGGTACACGTGTTATTTTTGTCCTGAACTCTGGAGGTATTCCCGAAACAGTGACATTATGATACTGAACAATTTGTTGTAACTCTTTGTGCTTCTTGATATATTCTATGACTTCGACGCTGTGTTTACACTTCGGACTGAAGACCAGAAGAGACATCTAATGTAATTTATCAAAAAAAATATGAACGATAACGCACTTTTTTTGTAACATATATTAATGTACAACCTAATACTATTACTTGTATTGGTGGTGTTATTACTCGATACCAGGAAAGAGGGTTTCAAGAATAAAAGTGCATCTATACCAATTCATCAAGTTCTCATAAACGACCCCACACCCAATATGTCCGAGTATGTAGAAGTCAAAACACTCAACGTCAACAGTGATAATATTTCAAAAATGGTTCTCGCAACCAATAAATACATACGCGAAAAGACCGGACTACCCAATTACATAATAGAAACAACGGGTATTCGTCAATACAAACACAAAAATAAGAACCATATGCTATATCGATGCATGTTCATGTGCATGAAAATGGGAGGGTTTCCATTCGGATTTTCTGTTACATCTAATATCATACTCGTATCAGGGAAGTTACGTGTGATAGGTGTTCAGTCGCAACCAATGGATATAAAACCACCGAGTAACAAGACACCTTTTGAGAGTGTCATTGAAGGGTCCGAGTATGTAGAGTACGAGACTATCCAACAGGGTGAGTTAGATTTAATTAAAATTTAGTCCAAGTACTATTAATGATAAACGTTGAAGAGATTTCACAAATTGTCAACAAGAGGAATCGTATGAAAAAGGAAACATACGTTGAAATCTATAAACAAATCACACGTAAAGTACGACGCGCGGTAGAAACTGGTCGCAAATATATCGATGCTGAAATTCCCACATTTCTAGTCGGATACATAGCGTACGACAGGTTACAGGCGACTAATTACATTAAACGACAATTAGAAAATGCAGGTTTTACTGTGGATGTATTAAGAGATTTTGAGTTGCGGATAACATGGAAAGTGACAAAAACTCACAGAACAAATGAACCTGAAATAGATGAATTTCCGACACTGATGAACTTGAAGAAGGCTGCTAATCGTTACAGGAGAAATGCGGAAAACGGGAGATAATAAAAGTTCGTATACTCATAATGGATAACCTGAACATTCTTGTCGAAGCTAAGCGTGAGTATATGGAGCAACTGTCTATTCTTATATGTCCAGTCATGATTGACGTGTTTGATGCAATGTACCAAGAAGCTCATACATTATCAAAAAATCGCAAGGTTCTCATTATGTTCCAGAAACTACTAAAAGATGTACCTGAATGGAGTGAGACGATGGCGAAGCAGCACACAGATAACATCGCGGATCGGTGCGCGTGGTTCAAGGATTTGGTCGCGGCGGTGTTTGTAAGTTCTGTAAAAATATTATCGGCTGTTCGTTTGAGCCAGGATAGTAAGAAAATGGCGGTTAAACTACCAACCAATGAAGTATTTATTCACACGTGTTACAAAAATGCCGCGAAAGATCTTTACAAGGATCCTTACGTATTTACTGAAAATCAGTCAGAACATAATCGGAATGATGCATTGTATGATAGGTTCGCCCTATGCGTTGAAAATACAGTAAAAGAGTTGATCCCTGTTCAACAGATTTTACAAACATACATGTCTGCGAGTGGTGAAGAATATATCAACGGTGAAGACGCTGATATGCAACAGGATGAAATCGACGAACTCGATGAATACGACCAACCCGACCCCGAAACTCAACCACAGATGCCTATGGAAGAAGGAGGCATGCCTCCTCAAATGGAGAATGAGGAAATGCCCCCTCCCATGGACGAGACAGTCGAACCCCAGGGTGAACTCATGGAGAGTGAAGAACCCTCTACACCCTTTCAAAACGAATTCAGGACTATTACTTCGAAACCAGCGAACCCTCCTCCCCAGGATATGGATGAAGGTGAGGACTTATTTTCAGATGCCGCTGAAACGCGAACTAAAAAACTTGGTTATTAAATATGGACGAGTACCTTAGAGATCCTGCGTCGGCCGCATTAATAGCCTCTGGATTAACCGCACTATACATACACGGCAAAGCTCGTCTTAATGATGAGGGAACGCTTTCGACGAGTGCTTACGCAAAACCTGCTGCATTGGTGGGTATATTAGTATATTTTATCATATCAAATGGTCTCGGTAAACGTGAAACTATCTCAACCGAACCATTCTGACTAACTTAAAGATTTATCTCATGTATTGTATATAATGACTTCCGTTACTGCCTTCAACGACATGATGGGACAATTTCTTACGGAATTGCATTCGGCCTTTCCAGAAGAAAAGGGATTAAAAAAATACATGGCCGCATTCGAACTCATGCGTGGTGCGAACGGAAGGATGATCGTAGAGGGTTTTATGGCGAACATCTCACCCCATGTAGAGAAGATTAACGCCAGGGATGAAACGTTCTTTCTCGAGCAGGCTGGCACGATTGATTTCTTGAAGGATATCAACCTGGCACAGTGCTGGCCAAAAGCATCCGAAGGTACACGTGGTGCAATCTGGCAATACATCCAAACGCTTTACATGCTCGGAACGACTATCACTGCCATCCCACCAGAGACGCTCAGTATGATTGAGACAGTAGCCAAGCAGTGTGCGGATAAGATGCAGGATGAAGACGGTGAAATGAATATTGACGAGGCTCAGCTCATGAAATCCATGCAAGGGCTTCTCGGTGGCATGATGAAAAAATAAACCTATATAATATAAATGGTATCGCTATTCGATGATCCAAAACAAATTGTCAGAGCTGATAAGGTAATTGAATTCTGGCCAACCAAAGTTCATACATCAGCGGAACGAGTGAATGCTACAGCTCGTTTCATTATTTACGCGACGTGTATTTTATACCTTATCAGGCGTGACGTACGTGTTTTCATTTTGGGTTCTACGTGTCTAGGTGTATTATACGTTATGGAGATGAATAACATGATAAAGGAAGGCAAGGCGCGCCCTTTAGCTGTGAAGGAAGGATATGAGACTGCGTGCCAATTACCTACATACGATAATCCGATGGCGAACGTGTTGATGTCGGATTATGACGGTCGCCCGGATCGTCCATCAGCGTGTAATTATAACACGGTGCGAAAGGATGTCAATCAGATGTTATCTGGTACTATTCCATACGGACCTCAGAAATCTCGGTCCCCTGTACCAGAATTTCAGCGAAACGCTTACGCCCGCCAATTCGTTTCAGGCCCCGTGACATCTATTCCCGGTGACCAAACCGCGTTTGCGGAATGGTTATATGGCGAAAAGAATGGTCCGATTTGTAGGAGTGATAGCCGTTTATGTGACCCTAATGCGCGAGGTGTACAACTGGAGGCGTTTGGAGGGTTGGATTCCAGTGGAGATATGAGGAGTGGTATGTTTGGCGGTGGAAATGGTCCAGCTTAGATAGATAAATATTCTCATGTAATAGTAAATGGCGTACCAACTCCAACCCGGTATGAATTTGGTTGAAACTCCCACTCGACCCCCTGTATGCGCGACTGAAGAGGTATTCGTTTATCCCCAGCCCAGCACTCTTAATTACAGTTCGGGTCGTCCTAATACGATGTTGTACGGGACATCTCCTTACATGGCTGGCAAGGGTTCGCCAGCTCAGTATATCGAGACGAGCGATCGACTTCGACCCCAATCCACCAGTCAGTTTAACAAAATCCTGGCTAAAACATACGAACAAAACCTATTCCCTCTTCAAGATATGAAGTGTAAGCTTCCACTTCGTGCGATGTCATACGAACCCGAAAGCACGCGCGCGGATACACAAAATCATATGTTTATGAAGAGATATCCCACTCAATAAAAATATTTATAACAAATAAGAATGGCAGACCCTATTTCGATTATAGCTATTGCCGGATTAGCCTACATGGGGAAAAAATTAAGCGACCCTAAACCAGAACTGTACCAGACTGAATCTAAACCTTCAGAACGTCCTATTCTAATTCAGGAAGAAGTACCCGATATAGCCGCACCGGGACCGATCGGTCTCGATAATCTCCCACCACAGAAGCTCGAACGAGAAAACTTCGGTGACATCGTACCACAGACACGTACATCTGGTACTGAAGTACTTGATATGCGTAACCGTATGTTCGATAATGGTCGCATGAATAACATGTCTCCGATTGAAAAACAGCTTATAGGTCCCGGTATCGCCGTCGGTCCCGAAGTACCCGCTGCAGGTGGTTTTCAGCAGCTCGTGCGTGTCAACCCCGAGAATGTAGGTGCGCATCGTCTCACGACTTTACCCGGTCGGAGTGGGCCAGCGCATGATGTATTCGGTGGACGTCGTGGGAAGATGGGTGATATCGCTCATAACCGACCAGAAAAGACTGCATTCTTACCCGAACGCAGACCCGTCGCCGGTGGTAGGTCTCAGGGGTTTGATGGTCACGTTGTTCGCGGTGAACATGTAAACGGGAAGCGTTTAACGAATAGGTCGCAGACAGGTTCTCGCGATGATGGTCTTGGGTTTTCGGGTGCGAAAAGTGTCGTAGCTGGAATGAAGATGGCTCAGGATCCCACGCGGAATAAGAAGGATGGTAATGTTGAGCAGTACAGGTACAATAACCAGATTGCTCCAGGTGTTTCTACATTTTCCCATGGATACCTCGCGTCTCCAGGTGTGCAGATAGGCGAAGCGCGAACCTATGGTACTGCACACACAGTGGAAGAATTGAACCGTTATGGGTTCCGCCCAGATGATCGCCGCGGTAAGGCGAACCGGATGGGTAATGCGGGTCGTATGAACGTTCGTGCGGGTGCCCTTAACCAGGGTGGTATGCCGACCGTTGTACGCGCAGACACAACACGGGTAGATGGTCGTTACGGACCTATGAGTGGTGGTTGGACACAGCAATACAATAACAATAAGTACTACAAGTTTAACGCTTACAAGGGTAATTCCAATCCTTATGCGACGAATGAGAGTTTGGGGGTTGCGAAGAGGCAGCTCCAGAACAACCCAGTCGCTCAGCACATGATGTAAATAAATAGTCGAGTAACAACACCCATTAAAATATTATCCATATATTTTAATGAGCGTATACACGTTAGATATAGATAGTGGTGAACGTGATCCTACTATATACGCGAATCCTGGTGATTACGTGATACAACTTAAAAACCCTATTTACGACGTTAATAAAATTTCCATCGCATCTGCTCGAATTCACGCGAGTCAATTATTGATAAATGATCGTAATAAAACGTTTGATTTTGTCGTTCATACTACACCAGAAACTCAAGTATCTGTTACGTTAACACCTGGCAATTATAACGGAAAAACATTAGCGACCGAATTGCAAACAAAGGTTAATGATGCGTTAGGTGGTGCGTATGTAGCGTCTCCTATAGCATTTACGTATAACAAGGATAAGAATGAAATAGCTATAGAGTCTTTATCATCGGCCGCTGCGGGTAGTGAATTCTCGTTTAAATTTTATGACGGCGCGAATGGGTATACATCTGTCACGGGTGGGTATACAACCCCACATGATATTCTAGGGTTACCACCGGATAATGTGAAATCAAATACACCGGCTACTGGAGGGGTTTCCGGTCTTTTGATTACGGGTAGTATCAATCTACAGGGACCTGACGCTCTTATCATAAAAATCAGTAGCGGTGCAGAGGAATTAAATAAGACAATTTATTCAGATACACCCTTTTACACTGGTCGTATATTGATGTGCGGTGATGTCATTAATTACTCTGGTCAAGATGATATCGTCGAACATAACTTCGATACTGGTTCACAAAACATATCCAGGTTACGTATACAGTTTTTTTACAGTAGTAATAACAGGTTGATTCCATATGATTTTAGGAATGCTAATCATATTCTAAAGCTAAATGTATCCTGTACGACAGACAAGTTGAAAACTATTCCGAATGTGAAAAAGGATTTTTCGCTTCCCGCACCTATGCGCATACCGGAGTTTGAGGATCCGAATAGGTGGAACGCGTTTATCTATATATTTATGATAGTCGTGACAGGTGTATTTTTCTTAATATTCACGAGACCACGAAGATTTAGCGAGTGACAGCGTATGTGGGAGCCACGGGCTTCTTGACACGCTTCGAGACGCGGGAGATCACCATGTACACGATTACGGAGAGGAGGGTGGTGAAAAGCGCTGTGAGAGCGTAGTTCATACCACCGTTCTTCTGGACCTTGACGACCTGATGGATGGACCACCTGACAAGATCCATCCACGACAGGGCAGCGGCGAACGAGAACCCAGCAACGACGGAGTTGAGAGATTGTGTTTCGAGCTCACGGGAGATCGCGATGAGTGTATCGGTAGCGACTTCGGCGGACATTTTTATAATATATAGAGATTTTATTCTGGTAACAACTCTTCGACAAATAAGATTTTCTTATACCTTTTCGCGCTATACCCCCTGACAACACCATCCTCCTGATCATCATCTGTATCACCCTCGGAATTATTTCCACCGTCGCAATCAAATTCTTTGTATTCTGAATCTGTCCACCCTTCCAAATCAGGGCATGTTTCCATTACTATCAATTGCATTTTTTATCATTGTTTCTGACGGATTGGTTGGATTCCATCCATCCCACGCGTCATATGCTTCGTTTATCTTCAAGAATGTTTCATCATCCCCTGAATATGGTTCAAATGAACTTTCATCCACTTCCTCATCAATCTCCATGTCACTTTCACTCGAACTCGCTTCGTCGTAAATTTCAGGAAAATATGTTCCAATTTGTTGACCCACTGTGTGCATGGCACAATATTTCATGCAATATTCCATATCTTTTGCAAGGATTGTGTCGCGACCACATGCCCTGGCGTAATGTCCTGAAAGCACTACCGCACTTTCCAATACAGGTGTAATAATCTCAATCGCCGATTGAGCCATTTGGGAAGACAAGTCGTCCGACTCCATCCTGTATTCTTAGTATATTGTTACTGAGTGCGTAAACTCTAAGTTCTCTTTCGTCAACTGTGTTATTATTTAAAGTCATCCTTATGTTCTGGTCCTTGATCATGCTGAAATTTTTCTGACCGGTCGGATACCAGCGTTCAGGTTCGAGTGCGAAACTATATGAGTAAAACCTTCTGAACAATTGTGTTCTCGAGTGATGAATACCACTCTGCACAGCACGCATATTTACGACATTCCCTGTGATCTTATCGAGGATGACTTCGTTATCAAGTGTCATTTCCAAGCTTACAAGATTTTCATAATTCGTATACCGTACATCGGGTTCCCCTGGGGGTGGGTATATTTGATCAGGGTGATCGTAATCAAATGGGTGGAACGATCTAGTGGGTGTATTCTTTCTCCCTACGACGAAATAAAGTTCCTTAACAGGGTTTGTAAAACTGAGTCTAAAGTTCTCTTCGTCACGTCCTTCTGCAGTTGACACCGGAATTTGAAACGTGTTCCGTTGCAATTGTGTGATAATGTAATCGCGTTTAACTGTCTGAAGTTTAATTCGCTCTGGTTCATCTAACTGTACGAGTTCCGTGTGTATGGATATATCATCAATTTTCAAACTCGACTTATCTAACGTGGGATTGATGATGTTCAATTGGCCACCCATACCAGGGTGTTGCCCGCAATAATAGTACAGGTAATCTGGGGCATCCATCGGTACGGTGAATGAGTATACGTATGGATTTGCGAATGGATCGGTTAGAGTGGGTTGTGTAGTATACTCACCACCACCACCATGTGTTCCATCATTCGTCGTAGAAATTTTGAAAGGGTGAACAACTGCCGTACCCTGATTTATAGAGAAATAGTACGTACTTCCCCTTTTCATTCGAATAGTGGGTCTGTCGTACCCGTTAATATGGTACTTGTTCAATCCATTAACCTGTTGCACCGTGACAGTGTACGTTGTCCCATCTGGGTTATAAGCGTCATTGAAAGCGAGATGACCGGTGTAAATACAATCTGTAACATTGCTCAGTTTAATTTCGATTTCACATTCCTGTTTTGTGAGTGCACACAGAGGTATAGCCAGTTCAGTGTTGTTATGGAAATAGAACGGTATATCGACAATGTACTTCGTGGGAGTCGTCGCATTACCGAGGTATCCGTTTATAGGATTGGCGCCATATTCTACAGCCATACCCGAAACATCGTCATCGGGATATTTACCAATTAGTTTTGATAGAGCGGATTGTTTTGTTTGTGTGATATAATGTTCACTGTATATCTGCAACCAATCACGCGGGATGCGTTGTATGAGCTGCCCCCCTATCAATAAATCTACATGTTCGATGATAGAGTGTCCAATTGATTCATTATACCCTCTATAGGCGCTTAAAGCTGGTAGATCCACGTGCACTCGTACACCTTTCAACAAGTCACCTGAGCCAGCTGGTATCGTACATTTTAGTGTACTTCCATATGCGATTTCACCCCTCACATCATGTTTTACATCGTACATTGCAAAATTTGAATGCTTCCTGAATTGTTTTATGAAATGCGTATACTCAGGATTTTCTGTAAAAAAAACATCCTGGGTACCCGTTGTGGCGAGCTGGACCCGACCCGCCATTTCTATTATTAGATGTTAAAATTTTAAACCAGCTAAACCGCTTTCAATGTGTAATACATTATAACTACGCGCGTACACACCTACATTAATATTACGCGTCTTATCAGCTACTGTCGCTCCCGATGTAGAGGTTGGTACAGTGTCGAGTTCTATATCCAGTTTTTTATGAATAATGCGACTCATGTTCAACTGCCCCGTGGGGTAATATAACTCCGGGTTAAGTGCGAACGAATATGTGTAGAATTCGTATGCGGGATCTGGACATCCGGTATGATACTGAAGTGCCTGTTGATAGGCAAGATACTGACCACTATGATCGAAGACTGTCGCGCCGTTACATTGAAAGTCTATATTCTTAATCGTTCGGTGGTCTGATCGTTTCGTATTGGTAGATGAACCTATGGTAAATCCTTTCAAAACACTCGAAAATGTTTGATCCGATGATGATGTGTTAAGTAGGCGGTCTTCTGTGTTGAAATTACTTCCAGTCTCTTCCTTCGCAAGGAACATGAGTTCTTTTACCGGGTTTGTGAATTTCAACAACACGGATTTTTTGAGTTCTCCTTGTTTGAACTGTATAGTCGATTTCTGTAACTGTGTAATTACATATTCCATCGGACGTGTGAGTAAAAAGTTTTTTTCATCTTCGGTTATGAAGTAGAAATCGGTTATGAGCGAGGCACTCTTGATAGAACCTTCGGTGGTTTTTTCTCTAGTCACCTGTCCATTTGATGGTATCGTGTATTTAAATGATACGTCATCATCTACATCCCTGAATGTTATACGAACTTCTACGAGTTGTTTCGTGAGTGCGCATACAGGAACCGCTAAACTCGGGTTCCTATGGAAATAGAATGGAAGGTTGACATAGAATGTATTATAACTATCGGAGACTGTCAACGTCTCATTATGACCATTCATAAAATAAAGTGACCCACCCGAATCTGCGTCATCCTTGTTGCTATGTAACTGGTCGTACATGTAAATATAGTCTCCAGTAAGTCTCTCTATAATTTGTCCACCTATCACCAGGTCAGCATACTTTATGATACTCTTACCTACTGGTATATTGTAATAATACCTATAAGATGGGACACTTCCTGTTTGATGGGGGGTGAGGTTTCCAAGTTTAACTTTTAGAATCATTCCCCGTATGAGATCACCGATGTTAGTAGGTATACGACATTCTACAGAACTCCCAAACGAATTATCGCCAGTGAATGGCATTTCCACCGATTCCGTAGAGAAGCGTGTATGTCTCTTGAACAGCGTCACAAAATACGAGAACTGTGGTTCTCCAGTAAGCCATTGATCCTGGATACCCGTGACAGCAAGTTGCACGCGACCTGCCATTCTTATTACACGTGAGTAAAATTTTATGAAATAAAACGGGGCGGTATTATAGATGGATTTGCGGTTAAGAAAATTTAATCCCGCGACAATGGCTGATGACAAAGTCCTCGTGTTTATCGGTAAACGTAATACAGGTAAATCCACACTCGTGACAGACATCCTGTGGCATAAAAAACATTTACCAGCAGGGATCGTACTGTCAGCGACTGAGGAAGGTAATCATTATTATCAGCAGTATATTCCAGACCTGTTCATATACGGTGATTACGACAGGGAAGCTATAGAACGTGTCATGGATCGTCAGAGAAGGCTCGTGGGTGCCGGTAAAACAAATTGTGGTGCGTTTTTACTTTTGGATGATTGTATGTATGATAATAAATTCATGCGCGATACGTGCATCCGTCAATGTTTCATGAACGGTCGTCACTGGAAAATCTTCTTCATGTTGACGATGCAGTATTGTATGGACCTTCCACCAGCACTTCGCGCAAACGTTGATTATGTTTTTATTCTCAGGGAAAACATCATTCAAAATCGTGAAAAATTGTACAAATCGTTTTTTGGGATCTTCCCCACGTTTGATATGTTTAACAAAGTGATGGATTCGTGTACTGAAAATTATGAATGCTTGGTTTTGGATAACACGAGTAAGTCGAATAGAATAGAGGACTGTGTTTTTTGGTATAAAGCAAAAATGCATAAAAATTTTAAAGTAGGTGCCCCAGAATATTGGGCTGAACACAAAAAGTCATTCAATCCTAAACGAAATGGAAACAAGATCGACCCTAAGAATGTGAAGGGGCGTTCTACTCAATTGAAAATTACCAAAACGAGATAATTTCTATATTTACAATAAGATGTCACAGGGGACGCGAAAACGCAACAAACCCAATAGGTCGACGAATATCAACTTTAGCCCAGGACCAATGAAAGTTGTAAAAACTTCCAAGGTTGTAAGATCGATACCTCAATTACCACAAAATTTGGGTATGTCATGCACAAGGCCAGGGTATATCAGATATATCGACGAATTGAGATTGCGTCTAAACAACGTGCGTTACAAGGAAAGGAGGATAAATGTAAAGTTTCTCGAATATAGTGATAGTTTAAATCGAGGTGTTGTCGTGAATACATCTGAACAGTTATTAAACATGAAGCCTAAAATAGAATTCAGGAATAACGGGTCGTCGGTTTCCAGACTCGATGCATCATCTGGAAGTATACATTATTTTTTAGTAAGCATCACTAAACGTGATAACCCAAATTTGGGACATGCGATTAATGTCCTAATGGATACTGGTAATCCGGAGCCGCGTATATGGGTGTTTGACCCACATGGACGTAATGCGATGAATAGAAACGGGTTTGGGAGTATATTCCGAAACCGTGTGTTACCAAACATGAAAAAGATGTTCGGGGGTGTATTCAATAACACCATAGCGAGATATTATACCGGCCCCAACTTACAAGCAAATAATTCACGTGGCGTATGTACAACGTTTCATCTAGACTTCGCACAGGCGATTCCAGGACTGTTAAACGAAACCGTGAATATACGAACATTCAGTGGTCAAAATGTGAATATAGCCGGTCGTGTAGCGTTCTTAAATAACCCTACATTGTTTTCCACTGTAACCGGTAAACGTGTCACCAAGAAGAATACAAAAACACCCCCTAAACTCACAATGACAATGGGTGCGACGACAAAGAAAAAAACGAAGAAAAAACGCTAATGCTTAAAAATAGTTGTATAATATATCAAAGGTAGTGTATGAAGGTCAGGGTCGTGACGCCATCCATGGCGTTAAAAAAGATACGTGTGAAATTATCTCGGCGAGTTGTCCAGGATTTAAAAAAAGTTAGTAAATTATCTTCAGTTAAACAATGGGAATATGCTGGAAACGTGAAATACATGGGTGACGGTTTATTCAGTAAACCAAGTAAAGTGACTTCTGAAAAACGGAATCGTGTCGACACTGATGACATTACAAAAGTCTGGTACTCTGAAATTTCGTATCACACACACCCAGGAATAGGATATAATGAAGATGTCACTTGTCAGAGTACACCCATATACGCCACACTTCCTAGTAATGCAGATTTTGAAGCGTATATAAAGGGGTTTCCAGAAATGCAGGTTAATATCATATGCGATTCACATGGGTATTATGTCATCGACATTCTACAATCCACATATGATTTTGCACTACCCTTACCTACGTCTGTCAACATGTACATGAGAAATCTCCGTTCTACGCCTTTCATGCGTATATGTGCATTCTCTGACGAAGGTCTTGAGTATTTTCACACGACTATGAAAAACTGGAAACGACAGATTAATGAAAACGTCAATAAAGACCTCATGAATTTGTACGGAGTATCGATTATGTACTACACGTACGAGGAAGAACCACCAGAAATCACTTTATATCAGGGTATAGACGTAGCATAGAATCTTCTAACTCATCCACCTCATCCCATGCGAGATAACATGCATTAGATGTTTTATCTTCATCACATATTTCATGGGCTTCTTGTACCGCTTCTTTAAAGCGTAGACGAAGTCTTGTATTATCCGGTATTTTTGGTGTTATTGACGTAGGCGTACTGTTGTAAATATGATTGAGTACATTTTCACGTGTCTTAGCTAAACGTTGTTTATAATAATCTTGTGGTGTGTGACAAATGCATAACATCCTCGTATACTATATAAAGAGAATAATATCTTTAAACAATATACGAACATGTTTTCATGTTTCTCAAAACGGGTGTTATCGGGAATCGATGATTCGTTTCCCGTTTTTAGTTTGAATAGGTATGAAGGGTACGCAAAAATTACAAGTGTTTACGACGGAGACACGTTTCGAGCCGCTATCATCAAACATGGACGCGTGCTTAAATTCACCTTTCGCACACTCGGTTATGATTCACCTGAGATGAAACCTCTAATGTCCACGTCACGTCGAAATGATCATATATACGTAGCAAAACTTGCGCGGGATGTGTTCAAACAGGAATGTGGGTTTGATGACCGTGCACCGTTTGAACGATGGAACCCATTTTTGTGTAAGAACAAGGTAAATGGGTTGGTTTGGATAAAGTGTGACAAGAATGATAAATATGGACGAACTCTAGTTACTGTATATAGGTATAAAGGAGATACAGTGTCAGTAAACGAAAAGATGCTCTCATCCGGACTCGTAAATGCTTACGATGGTCGTACAAAACCTAAATTTCATATCAGAATATAAAGAAATGTGTATATACAACTGTATAAGATGTCTACCTACAACGTCGAACCCTGTACCTTTATTTACCGCGTATCTTCCCTGGCTAAGGTCGTCGACGGTGATACGATCGACGTCAACATCGATCTTGGGTTTGATGTAGGTACGAAGCAGCGCGTTCGTCTTTTGGGTATTGATACACCCGAGTCGCGCACATCGGATAAGGAGGAAAAGAAGTTTGGTCTCCTCTCGAAGAAGAAGTTGAAGGAGTGGTGTTTGAAGGCTGTCGCGTCTGAGAAGGATGATATTGAAATCGAGCTCAGATGCCCAGAGGCGGACTCGAGGGGTAAGTTTGGTCGCGTCCTCGGAGAAGTTTGGGTCTCTGAGGATGGTGTATGGACGAATGTAAACAAGTGGCTATGCGACGAAGGGTATGCCGTACCTTACAGTGCTCAGAATAAGGCAGAAGTAGAGGGTCTTCACATGATCAACCGTAAGAAGTTGATTGATCGGGGTGAGATCGAAGTGTAATTTTTTTCTAATAATATATAAATGATAGGCAAACTACTGATACTACTCATCCTGAGTATGTTTATGGCTGCGGCCGTTCTGTTTTTTACGGAACCAAAAAGTGAATTCCACGCGAAAGCTAAATTTTTCATGTCTGTTAAACTATTCGAAATTCAGAAGATGATCAACCCCGATGCGAAGATGGATTAGTATATTAAAGAATTACAACATAGTAAATACACTAGACAGTTAAGCTAAGATGCCCGAGTTGGTCTAAGGGGTGCGACTTAAGATCGCCTGTGCTTTGCACGCGTGGGTTCGAACCCCACTCTTAGCAGCCGCTCCTATGGTGTAGTTGGTCAACACTGTGGACTTTGAATCCACCACCCCAAGTTCAAGTCTTGGTGGGAGCTTCCCTTCCTTAGCTCAGTTGGTAGAGCAGTGGACTGTAGTTCCATTTGTCACCTGTTCGAATCAGGTAGGAAGGATCCGCCCCTGTAGCTCAGTTGGTAGAGCGCTAGCTTTGTAAGCTAGTGGTCGCAGGTTCGAATCCTGTCGGGGGCATTATCTTTGTATTATACGACATACATCGTATACTACGCAGATATGAAATCAGGTACTTTTGTCTTATACCGCGCGAATGCACTTTTTTCCGCCACGTAATATTTACGATACGCCTCGGTCACGTCAGGCGTCCTATAACTCTCAGGCATGCATTCAGGAATACCTTGAATTGAATAATACGCCGTTTCACTCACATGTTGATCAAAATGAGAAGGGGTGTTGTCGTGTAGCCAATTGAGGTGATGTTCGCACGTGTGTACTTTACCGAACCGTTTTGTATATTCTCTCGCGAGTTCAATACCGATCTCACATGCATACATGTAGTTTTGAAGACTTGAAGAAATCCACATCGTCATAGGGTGTTTCTTATGCGCAGCTTTGTATCCACGTTGTGAGCCATTCTTAGTGTATGGGGCGTTTTCTCGTACATACTCTTCTTGGTCGGCATAAAACCATGCCGTGTATAACATTTGGCATATTTCGAGTTGGATCTTGATCACATGTTGATCGCAAGAGAGTTCCGCAATTTCTCTTGGGATCAGGGATAGAAAAAAGATGTTCATCTTAAAATTAACAACGACATCGACCGACTTAAGCATCTTCTGAGGTGATTGAAAGTAGATTGATAATATCTGTAAAGTAATCTAGAGACGCATTTACAAAATCCCCACTGTAATTTCTCTGTAATATCTTGTTCGTGTCGTAGACTATGAATAACGCGAAAATAAGAGTGGCTATCTTCGTATACTTTTTCTTAGCGGGGGAAAGAAGTCGTGCAAAAATGAGTGCAATCAATGAAAATATGAGAACAATGCCGAGTGTTGATAAATCGTACCCAAGCTTAACTGTGGCGATACCAGCAAACAACATGGCCACAAAAATGGCGATCGTTTCGAGTAAAGCCTCTTTCATATCCGTAATCTTATGCATGAGCATACCCGTAGTGAATGACACGAGGGTAAACAAGGCAACCTTGTAAGGTAACCCCATCCTTATAAAAATCAGTGCCATGAAGAGTCCTAGGTTACCGAGTGTGAGAAACAGATTATTATTCGTCGCGAATTCATTTAAAGAGGCGTTGTTAATTGTCGCTTCAAGTGCCCTGAACATGACAAACATCTGAAATATAAGATGTCCAAATACACTTGACATGAAGGGCACCTTACCCTGTATATTCATTTATATAAACATACATAAAAGTTCTACCGGTGTGTATATAAATGTTGAGTTGCCTGTATAGCCCTATACTTGCAATTGCAGCTAGACGTCGCAGAATGCGGAAAAATGCATACGTGGCCGACTCACCTCCACCTATCGACACACCTAATAGATGGGACTTTGGTAGTTACTGTTGGAAAGTCACGGTTGAAGCCACTAACAAAAAGGAGGGTGATGTCGACCGCACGTTTATAGGCTATAGTCAGAATATGGATATCGCGAAGAGGACTGAAATTGCATGCGATAGGTATAAGAAATCTGGAACGGTATGTGGAGAAGTAACAATGTCCATGAAAGGTGGTGAGTGTGATGATGTCATATTCATGAAATTGAAAAATGCAACTGAACTGATCAAACTCTAATTATGAGAGTTCATATGGATATCGATGTATCCATAGATTACATATCCACTTTTCACCTGATATCACAGGTTTTCCGCCATGGATTGCTTTACTTGTCATAAACCCCCAATCATCGAGTGTGTTGAAGAGTAGTACGTCACCCTTATTCAATTTATATTCCTTACCTAAAACCGGAAAAGATGTCTCACCACCTTCGTAATCATCGTTGAGGGCTATTATACATGTGTATACACGCGGGTTTATACCCTCTTTGAATGCATCCTGGTGTGGTTCATAGAACCCACCCGGTTTGTACTTGAGTACCTGTAAATACTCTGCATTGTCAAACTGTCTATCTGTAAACGAGACGCATTTTTCCATCATCTTTCCAACCACTTCAGATTTATTTGGGTCTAACCATGCCGTCTCACTCTTGCGTTTCGTAGTATCTACTGATTTACCTAACGCTATTGTTGATGGTTTCAGGTTACTAGATGCGAGTTCGATAATGTGATCGCATGTCTTATCTGTAAAGACGTTTCGTAATACAAAAGGTTCCTGATATTTAGGTCGAAGAAAAATGCATAAAAGTACAAATGAAATTAGTATAAATATAACCATATATATTCATAAGATTATATTAGGGGGTGTTCGTGATCTATATCTCGCACGTATCCGTTCTATGACTGTATTCGTATACATGGTCAATTCTATCAGTTCGTCTATTATAGCGTTTTCAACTGATACATCTAATACATATTGTCTCAGTAAGTCCCCCGCTGTATCGGTATACATAGTGTAGATATCTCTTACATCACGCGTTTTAGAATTATATTTATCCCTGAACTGTAATTCACGTTTCAACTCAGTTTCAGACATCTCGTTTAGAAGGAACTTCATCCGCAGATATCTATTATCTTCATATAGGAAACCAAATCTATACGTATTATCATAATCCAGTCGAAGCATTTCCAACGAAATTAACAGTATCATGTCTGGTGCATTCATTTCTACCAATTCGCGATGTGATGGTCGACCTCCACACGGAATGTCACCATGTTCGCGACTACGTTTCTTGAATTCGAAATAATGAGGATTATGTATTCGGCCAGTTTCGATCCGTCCCGTCTTCCAGTCGAATGCCGTTTGACACTGTGTACACCATATCTGTGCACAGCCTTCAATTTTATGAATCAATACGCCACACTTCGGACACGGTCGCGTGTCTTTTTTTATGAGCTTGACGGTTTTTACAGTATCTTTATTACACTTATGTGTAGGTGTCATTTTTTCATGACACTTACTACAAAAAGACGTGGTGCAGATCCCGCATACGAAATTTTCATCTAAAAAACCGTTACATTCATCATTGAAACACGTTTGTGTATATACATGTTCGTTGTGTACGACCGGGTTTACATCAGCCATACCATGAAGTTCTTCGTATATAGTCATAATAGCAATCTTTATTTCATCTTTTAAAGCCGTTTTCGCGTATTCTGATAGGTCGGGTTCGTAGTCTATCTGCCCGAGTATAAAATACATGTACACATAAGACGATCGTAGGCTGCGTTTTTTCAATTCCCGGATTACATATGGTTGCGTTTCTGGTAAACGGGCCTTTTCACGTTCGAATAAAACGTTTTCACGATGTTTTCTATAATGCACGTTCCTGAATACAGCTGAACAATATGTATCTACGAGTTCTCTATTATGTTCATGTTTGCATCCCATGCAGTGGGGGTCTTCCATAGTCGATAACAGATATTTCTGGCTACATGAACGACAGGACTTTAAATCACAAAAAGGGCACTCGACCTTTTTGTGATTTGAATTGTTAATCTTTTCACAACAGACTTGACAACATTCCATTACTTAAAAATGAACGGTGTCTTTAAATGTTTCTATTACGTAAGTTTGTCTTAGGTCGAGCCATATTTTTCATGAAGGATTTCACGAATGAAGGTGGTACTTTACCCATTGTCGAGGGTCTGGCGCGTGTTTTCGTAAGACGTTTTTTCATGTTCGCGAGTGTTTCGTTATCACTCTCAGGAGTTTTAGCTTTGACGATGGCTTTAGGTGGCGTCGCTTTTTTGGCGACGATACCCGGTCGTTTTTTTTGAGTAGTTTGTTTAGACTTTGCGTATGCTTCCGTAGCTTTCCGTATTTTCGCAGACATACTTTCCGAAGAAGGTGTTTTATTTTTCTTAGTGATGGTCGGCTTAGATTTCGAAACCGCTTTCGGTATCGTTCTGAGTATACCCGAAAGTGTAGATCCCTTGACGTAGGGATGGTTAAACAATCTAGTGTATGTCGGTATATTCAGTAAAGTACTCCCAGCCTTGAGTGGTTTTAAACGAGCAGCATAAATATGGAGACCGTTTACCCCCAAATATTTAGATGGGATGACATCTTCTATAAATTTCCGTGTGCTATCGTCCAAGTGTTTTCTATGATTAAACAGACTGTTTAAAAAGAAATGTACGTCGTACATTTTAGGATTACCCCTATATATACCGTATGGCACGAGGTAACTACCACTATCGTTGACTTCCGGATTTTTTATGGAACTACTAAAACCTAAACCAAAATCAATAATACGAACCTTACCGCCGGCTGTTATGAAAATGTTTTCGAGGTGAAGATCATTGTGTCTGAAAGAGGAATTTTTTTCGTGTAACGTTTTAAGTATTTTTAAAACCTGTATTACGATTGACCTGATTTTCGCGGGGTTTTTATTTAATTTAGGTAGCAGTTTCCCGAATGGCTGCCCCTCTAAAAATTCTGAATATAAACGAGTATCGTTCTTGCATTTCTCAAGGGCGTATACATCGGCAGCTGTATTTTTCCCAACCATGTTTATGAATTTTTTGGTAAGATTATGTTCCGCAGTCAAATTTTCGTTCGACACCTTGACAGCGAATTTCATCTTACACGCTTCGTTTAGACATGCATGATACACTGTCCCATGTTCACCCTTACCAATCACACGAACATTCTTAAATTTGTTCATCTTGGTCGAACAGGGTGAATTGATCATCGTGCGCTGGACAGCCGATTTTGTACTGTTCATTCTTATAATTCACATAGATTAAAATCTCATCCTGTATTATAAACATGCTCGCACTCATCACACTACTGATCATAAACACGCGAATTTTCATGACAATGGAAAATAAAAACGCGCTTAAGGTATCTGTAGACACCATGCCAGAGAAGTCTGACTCAGGGGAGTGGACTATCTACGGGTCCATGGGTTGTGGATGGACTCGTAAACAGCTCGATTACATGAAGAGTAAGGATAAACCCTTTACGTTCGTCGATTGTGATAACGGGGAATGTGATGGCATCGAAGGGTTTCCTACGATGATCCATACATCTGGTGAGAAGGTCGTAGGGTTCAAAGAGGTTTAAATACCACGGACAACCTGAATAGAAATAGAAAGAAGAAGTGCGTCTAGGAATGTGTTCAGGGGTTTCAGAACCGAAATATGCTTACTCAACGAATTGTTCCATGTGAACCGGAGTACGAACGTACTCACGAGAATCGAGAGAACGATCATTAGTATTTCAGTGAGAGCATCTTTGTTCGTCTTGGCTTTGACAATATCCTTAATCATTTACTATGTATATAGATTTTTTTCTGCTACATATATAATGAGTAAGACACCCCCAACGAATGGGTCTGAACATACATTCACGACTAGAAAGTGGGGTGGGAAGATTGGGAAAAATAACAATAATTGTTATGCCTATGCCATGAATGATTACCAGAGATATCGCGGGTGGAAAAGTCAGCCTGGAGAACGCGCGAAATTGACAAGTTCGGGTAAATACGTTAATTGTGGGAAAATACCAAAACTTGTAGTGTCCGACAACCCCAAAAAGGTGTACATGGTTAAAGGTGGTACGAAGTGTAAACCTTCCTATTACAAAGTAATGCTTTTCGTAGCTACGTGTAAGAAGAGTAATTATCTATGTCAAGGAGATTTTCATTTTTATAAGCAGCATAGTAAGACTGAATATAAAGTGAAAAAAGGTGACACGCATGAGAGTATCGCTACATTTTTCAAAGTACCCACGTTACGTGTCAAGAGGTCAGCACCCGTGCTGAAACCGGGTAAAGTGATTACATTTAAAGCTGATTTTTTCAGTCACAAACGTGGGTGGGCTACAGGTCCTCTTGTGGTAGGAGCATCGGGTAAACTCATTACCGATCCAAGAAAGATATCTAGGAATTACAACGGATTGAACTATAATAAGTATTGTAGCTCATTCTGTGTCAAAAATAATGGGATTAAGGTTGGACACACTCACCCCAAAATCCGAAAGTAAGCTTTCCAGTTCATCTACGTGGTCAACGTCAAAAAATGCGTCTAATGTATCAAATATGTATGCATCATCTACCTGTGTGATGACATTCGAGTCGTGTATCAAATTCTGTATGGTCACTGTAACCCTGAAGTTACTTCCATCGAAAATCTTTCTACATACTGGACATGTCTGCTTACCTCTAGATTTCCAATCCTCTATACAGTGAGAGTGAAATACATGACCACACCGAAGTGCTGGGTTTTGTCTTGTTTCTCTCACTGGATTGAGACATATTGCACACGTCGTGCATTCTGATGAAATGCCCATAACAGTTATTATGACTTTATTTTTCCGTTTTTTACTCAGTTGATTTCAGACAGGTCCATTGTAGAGTCGCACAATCCACAAGGGCTTCCATCGTTTAAGGGTTTAGGGGTTTCATGGAGTTCAGGTCCCTTCTGTTGGAGTAGTTTACGGAAAGAATAATTATCTTCGGGAGCGATCCCGTGCTTAGCCTTCAAGTAGTTATCGTAGAGCATTGTCGAATTGTTGATCGTATGACACCTGCCATCGGCCATACCAAGTCGCTGAGACATTTATATTACAACTAGAAATTAATTTGTCGGTTCGTGATAGTGTTTGTCCAACTCTTGAACCCAAGTTTCCGAACCCTCTCAATCACCTGGTCTATTTTATACCCAAAGTATTCGTCAAATTTGTCATATACCTGTGCTTCGGACACCCTGATACCTGGACATTCGTTGATGTGCTGATTAATAATGTTGTACGCGAACGCGATTTCTTTCAGGGTTTCTGCCCCTGTGATGATGATTTTACCAGTTCCAAAAATACTCGTCGTGATTTCTTTCATGTCTTCAGCTGGTTTGAATTTTATTTTAACGGCTGAATATCGATCGGGTTCAAATGAAACCTTAAAAACGTCTGAGTAGTTTTCAAAGTGTTGCGTCGTTTTCATGAGATTGATGTTATAGTTCAAGCTGAAGTTTGAATTTATCATGACAACACGAAACGTTTCGGCTGGAGGTATGATATCCTTATCGAACGACTGTAGAATATAGACGAGACCTGAAATGATATACCTACAGTTGAAGATATCTTCACACCCCGCAACCTGAATACTCCCGTTTGGGAAAATCTTGATGGATTTTGTACTGTGTCCATCATCATATGTCAATGTAATCTGATTATAGAACGTCGTCGGTTTGACACTCCAAATGATAGGGGTATTGTTTACGTTTTCCCTGTGAAGTTTGATATCTTTGATTTCTTCGAACACTGCACGAATATCACCAACGTCGACTGGTTTTGAGAATGACGAGATCATGGTAATCGTCGTGAGTTTGATCCTTGAAGGTCTTATACGTTCCGGTAACGCATTTCTAAACTCATCTTGTGTGAGAATGTAAGAAAATGTATTATTTGCGATTGATGAAAACATTTACTTTCTGAAGTATTAAAGAATGACTTAGGTCGAAAACACGATTAAACCATTTAGAGAAACAAATAGATTTTTACACAATGCCTTCATTCGTCAAAAGTGCTTCGGTTTTTACAAATAAACGGGGTATAAAGTGTGTGGAAGTTAAATATTCGAGATATATCGAAGGGAAGGGGTATGTACTAATACCCGGGCACTTTGAGACGGATTCGATCGGTGAATGGACAGATATTCAGTATAAGGACGGCGACCATCGTTACGACGACTTTTTAAACACGATGATAGAGAAGACGATCACAACCAGGAGGCAATTGGCACTGATCGAATTGGATAACGTGTTATGCTCGAACTACAATGTACATTCACTTATACGTATAATGAACACATTACGAATTATAGATCCAACATTTATACCCCCGTATATTAACATCGCATGTGCATGGCAGAAAGCGTATATCCGTGAGTTTTGTCTCAAAACGTTTCCGGAAGTTATTCAAAATTGTCGCAGTGAACGCCGCCTCGATAGTTTATTCAGCGTCTTACAGAAGATAGAGCTAGAATTATAAGAACTATCAATACGATTGTGAATATATCCAATGTTTTCATATTTTTCACAACCTTCTTCACATCCTGTACAACGCTAGATACCGTTTCAAAACTCAATAATTTCTTCTCATCCACACCCATGTCTATATTTCTTCCTGGAATGAGAGGTCTAGATAATCGGCACTCAACTTTAGACGGGCGACACGTGTCAATCACTTTGTCACCGGAAGTTATACCTGTTTCACATATATGCGTATTATCATTCAATAGCTTAGGTTCAGGTTCGACCGGCTCTTTGTATTCTTCGAATGGGTGAGGTTTACCTATCGCCCCTGGTAATGAAAATGTATGCTGAACATATGGATTTATTTTATCAATACTATCCTCATCGCTAAGCATATACTTGCTCATTTATAGTATCATGAGATATATTTTTTGTGTGTCATCTTCTTGCCATGTTCCATCCACATCTTATCTAGGTCAATATCTAGCATATGCGCCAGCTGGAATAAATAACTGAAGACATCCCCCATCTCCATCATAATATCAATACCCCTTTCCTTTTTGATATTGGTTTTTTTGAACATCTTCTTGGATTGTCGTATAGCAGACGCGAGTTCACCAAACTCTTCCGTGAGTAAGAGCCATACCGTATTGATTTCAGCGCGGTCCCACCCCTTAGATTTACAAATCTTTTCTGTCTCACTTTTATAATAATTCAATGACGCCATCTTATGTCATATACAATTCTCACCTTTATACACCTATCTTATCACTTTTATCAATTTTAAGACCGAATGTACTCGTGTTTGCTGGGGCGATAGGTGGCACAGCAAGCGTATCTATATCGCGGATATAACCCAGGTATTGTGCAACTCCAGACTGAACCTGGGAAAGAGCTGTCTTGATGACTATACTGTTCATGAACTTTACCTGTTCATTGATATTGGTTGTATGATTACTCGCATTGTTTATGAAAACGTTGCGCATGATCGCGTACAGATCGTCTGGGTTTTGGTAATCTATAGAAACACCTGTCTTATTCTTGAAGGTCTGACGGATAGCTTTCTGGAGTAAGTTACGATTGAATTCCGAAAAAAATAACGTGTTGAGTGGGGTCGCCGTCTGCTTCATGGAATTTAAATGAAGAGTGTCACACATTTAATATAATCCAGGAAAAAAAGTATGTGTAAAGTATAAATGATAGCCGCAGCTGACTTCGACGAAGCCTATGCCACCCAGGCGTGTGAATACAAAAAACCCGAATGTACTGCCCCGGGTTGTTTTATAGGTTCCTACCCACCCATCTCCAAGGCGGGTGAGAATGGTCCCTTTTTTGTGAATACAAGTTTTCTTCAGCCCAATCGATACGCTGAGACGGTGGGTCCCGTGCCGGTTCGAAGTGAAGACTTCAAATGTAATTAAAAAGTAGGACAGTATTATTCTTAGTATGAAAGTTATTAAACGTTCCGGTCATGTTGAAGACGTAAAATTCGATAAGGTCACCAACAGGATCACAAAACTTATGAACGACCCACATGAACTATCCAGTGGTGTTGATGCATCTATGATTGCTCAGCAGGTATTCTCTTCTATGCACGAGGGTATAACTACCCAGGAAATAGACACTCTCTCCGCTGAAATTTGTATCGGTATGATCACCAAGGATACTGATTACGAAGTACTCGCGACCCGTATTATCGCGAGTAACATTCAGAAGATCGCCCCCAACAATTTCCATATCGCGATGAAAAAATTAAACAAAGCTGGTATTATCACAGACGAAGTTGTTGACGTTGCCAGTCGAGTAAAGGATAAAATCAACCCGAAGCGAGATTTCGACTTTGGATATTTTGGTCTGAAAACCCTGGAGAAATCATATCTACAGAGACACGACGGAAAGTTGATGGAAACACCGCAGTACATGTTCATGCGGGTCGCGATAGGAATTCATGGAACTGATGAAGAAAGTGTACTGGAGACATACGAACATATGTCTAAAGGAAATTTCATCCACGCCACACCTACATTGTTTAACTCTGGAACGCCACGGCCTCAAATGTCATCCTGTTTCCTGATTGCTAATAAGGGTGATTCCATCGACGGTATCTATGGTACACTCACCGAGTGTGCACAGATTTCCAAGTGGGCCGGTGGTATTGGTCTACACATTCATGATGTTCGTGCGAATAAATCTAAGATCCGGGGTACAAACGGTCAGTCGGATGGCATCATCCCCATGCTAAGGGTTTTTAACGCGACTGCTCGCTATGTCAACCAGGCGGGTAGAAGGAAGGGTTCGATCGCTATATACATTGAACCATGGCACGCCGATATCATGGAGTTTCTCGAATTGCGTCTCAATCAGGGTGATGAAGAATCTCGTTGTCGTGACCTATTCTCTGGTATGTGGATCCCAGATCTTTTCATGAAGCGTGTCGAAGAGAATGCTCAATGGTCTCTATTCTGTCCAGATACGACCCGCGGTCTATCCGATGTTTACGGAGACGAGTTCGAGGAATTGTACCTGAAGTATGAACGCGAAGGATTGGCGGTAAAGACTATCCCGGCTCTAGATGTATGGAAGTCCATAATCAAATCCCAGAGTGAGACCGGAACACCCTATATGCTGTATAAGGATGCCTGCAACTCTAAATCTAATCAGAAAAATCTGGGAACGATCAAGTCGTCCAATTTGTGTACCGAAATTATCGAACATACGAATCCAGATGAAACGGCCGTATGCAACCTTGCCTCCATCGCACTTCCCAAGTACGTGAAAGAGGGTAGATATGATTACGAAGAGCTTCACAGGGTGACTAAAATCGTAACGAGAAATTTGAACCGGGTTATTGACCGCACGTATTACCCTGTCAATACAGCTAGAACGTCTAATATGCGTCATCGACCCATTGGTTTGGGCGTTCAGGGACTGGCAGATGTATTTTCCATGTTACGCATTCCATTCGAAAGTGAGGAAGCGAAGGTGATCAATGCCAACATTTTCGAGACTATTTATCACGCATCACTGGAGGCGAGTTGTGAACTTGCTGTGAAGCACGGGTCTTATGAAACATTCAAGGGAAGTCCCATTTCCGAGGGTATTCTCCAGTTTGATATGTGGGACACGAACGATAAGACACGACCCCATTCCGGTATGTATGACTGGGATATCATGCGCGAGCGTGTGAAAAATGGTGTGTATAATTCTCTTCTCGTCGCTCCAATGCCTACTGCGAGTACCGCTCAGATCCTCGGTAATAACGAATGCTTCGAACCATGGACTACGAACATCTACCTACGCAGGACACTCGCTGGTGAATTTGTGGTCGTAAACAAGCATCTCATAGAGGATCTCAAGAAGGTAAACTTGTGGTCAAAAGACATGAAAGATCTCATGGTAAAAGCTGGTGGCTCAATCCAGACTATCACCGACATACCAGATGATATCAAGGCGTTATACAAGACTGTATGGGAAATCAGTCAGAAGACCATTATCGATATGGCGCGCGATCGAGGTCGATACATCGATCAGTCCCAAAGTATGAACCTGTTTATCGAAAATCCGACACTTTCCAAATTGTCATCGATGCACATGTACGCGTGGAAATCTGGTCTCAAAACTGGGATGTATTACCTGCGTAGTAAAGCGAAAGCCCGACCTATCCAGTATAGCCTGGAAGCTGAATGTACAGCTTGTTCGGCTTAAAGTTTTGGGTATATATAGGATTAGATGGCTAAATTTCACACCTTTTTGGATGATCTAGATATCCTAGAATATGACGGGCGTAAGATATCTCTATGCACAGTCGAGGGAAAGCCTGCACGTATTCAACTACCGAGGATGTATATGCCGTTCGGTATGTCAGGTTTTACACCGGCCGTTGGCAATACTAAATGGAATGTAGATTTTTCCATGAAGGGGTATGATGAAGATGGAAACTATGTGAAATCGTTTTATGAAACAATGCTCAAAATCGAAACGCATATCATAGAGAATGTGGCTAAACAGAGTATTGAAATATTTGGTAAGGAGATGACTGTTGACGAACTTCGTCCGATTTTTAATTCAAACCTCAAATATTCTGAAGGTAGGGAGCCCAAATTCAGGGTTAAAGTTGACGTGAGTGGCGCTGGTGTGATTAAGACGGGTGTTTTTAACAGTGAAAAGCAACATATGAAAGACGAGATTGTCGACAAATTGTACGCGAGAAATTCTGGTGTTGGTATCGCTGAGATGTGTAGTGTGTATTTCCTAAACAGACAGTTTGGTGTTACATGGAAGTTGCATCAACTTGTTGTGCATGAGCCACAACAACTTAAGGGGTTTCAATTCGTATTGTGATTATTTACCTTCTAATAAAATTTTGAAAATCATCTGAGCCTCTTTTAACAATTTACCTTTTACTATACCATAATCATTTGGATCCATTTTCAACTTGATCTTTGCTACGCGGACCGCTTCATCCCACTTAGCAAGTGTCATTGTATTCTAGTATATCACTTCATTTTTTTTATGAGTGTCTTGTACTTCTTAGTACCCTTCTTAGGCGCAAGCTTGAAATCACCCTTCTTAACGGGCTTGAACACCTTGACCATAGCCTTCTTACCTTCATCCTTCATCCTCTTCTTAGCCGCGGCGACGGCAGCCTTACTTTTGATATTTCCGTACTTGTCCTGTACGAGATCCTTTTTCGCGAGACCACCGGATGTGTGCGCGGCGGCGCCATGGAAAACTTCCGCACGGGAGCCCTCCGTCGTGAGATACATGTTGTTATACTATATCATCGGAAAATTTTCCTGATGGCATCGATCGATTTTTCTTGTTTACTGGGAATTTGACACTCTATACGTTTATCGTTAAGTACATCTGCACATAAAACGGATTTATGACCCTGAAGTGAAATCATTGCCAAATCGACGCTCCGAAAGCGTTGTGTGTCGTTGTAAGTAAACTTCTTCACATATACTTCATTCCTTTGCCCAGATCTATGACAACGCCCAATAGCTTGTAATTCGGTAGATGGGTTCCAAGATGGTGCCATTATATACACACGGGTAGCGCACTGAACATTCAAACCAACCCCACCACACTTAATTTGGATCACGAGTATGCTACTCTGGTGCGCGCACTTGAACTGTTCCAAGCGCGCATGCCTTTCGTCTTTATTGAGTGTCCCGTCTATCCGGAACGTTTTTCCATCAAATAAACTGCACACTTTATCCATTTCACCCTTGTACTGACAAAACACCACGGTTTTTTCATCGGGGTGCATGTTTACATACCTGTATAAAGTGTCCATCTTGTTGGAACTCGTTTGCCATACCGTCCGTTCACATTCTTCCTTTTTCGCGACACCATCAAGGTATAACTGAGGCCATATCATAACCTGTCGAACACGCAACAAACACTCCAAAATGTGCATGTTCCTGGATACCTGACTGATTGATGACCGCATGATGTCACGAATTCGCTCTTGTGCACCCAAAAAGGCTTCTTCGTATAAGATTTTTTCTTCTTCGTACATATCCAATTCAATATTTTCAAAGTGACAGTACGGGATTTCGAGTATTCCGTCAGCCTTCGTTCTTCGAAGAATGTAAATATCCTTGATATCCTTGTGCATCGCTTGAACCGTGGATTTAGAAAACCCAATAAACATACACAGAGAGACGAAATCTTCCATAGAATTAAACACGGGTGTACCAGTCACTGCCCAATGAATTTCTGATTTGAGTTTGATAGCCCCTTTAAATGTTCTCGTCTGTCGGTTGCGAATTTCATGAGCTTCATCCAGAACGACACGGCTCCACTTTACATGATGGATGAGAGTCGTCTTACTGTAGAGCATGCTGTAAGGGCATATCACGATATCAGCTTTCATAAAATCATTGATATCCTTGGTCCTGTCAGGGCCGTCGTACACTAGAACAGAGAGACCGGGTGCGAATTTTGCGATCTCTATACTCCACTGAGTAACGATTGTCTTGGGTGCGACTACCAGTGTTAATGGTTTGGGATTGTACAATACTGTTGCGATGATCTGGATAGTTTTACCCAACCCCATCTCATCGCATAAAAATCCACCCCTTGGACCCGTTTTTTGGTTTTCCATAGCGAGCATCCATTTGACGCCATCTTCTTGATACGGTGCGTGTAATTTTCCGTTTAATGTGTATTTGTTCATATTTCGATAAAAATTTACAAAATCCCTCCCGACTTAAGCCACTAATCACTACAATATTTGTCATCTGGGTCTGATACCACCTCACATGTATGCACCTTTTCTTTCACGATACGTGGTTTTCTTTCTTTAGGTTTAGGAAGTTCATCTATATGTTCCCTGTAATACAAAACCTTGTCCCAAAATGCTCGCATTACGGGAAGATATGTTTTCCACCATTCACGATCCCGTTTGACATTTACAACATCGAATTCTTCGGGTTTAGGCCAATTTGTTTCAGCGGGTTTATACTGAATAAAATCCGCTTCTTCGAGATCTAGAATTTCCATGCATAGTTGTAGCTGAGGCATGTAATGTTCTGGTACTTCACCCGGTACAATCTGACGTTGCGGCGGACACTTGATTTCGACAAGTTTACCCGACTCAGAAACGCCATCGGGACTTCCACCTAACCATGTTTCGATGGGATGGCCTACGAGACCGATTTCATGAACTACTTCCCCATGGCGCTCTTCATATAAAATACGGGCTTCGTCCTCATATTTTTCACCGTGACGCGTAGCTTCATTCCCAAAGAATGGAACACCCAACCCACATTTTTTTAGTAATAGACCATCAGGCGTTTCGTATTTATTTTTTCCAATCGCAGTGGCAGCATCACTTGCGGTGAGCATGGTTTTTCTTTGGTTTAGCCATTCCTCCGATTTTTGTGGGGCATACTCCCTCTCTATCAAGACTTTCACTTTCTCGTCCATTAATTGATTGTTGCTCTAAACGTTTAAGTGTCAAACGAATATGTTTACTTGAATAAATTGACCCTTTTTCTTTCTTGTCGTTCTTAGTGACCCGTTTTTTAGGTGAATAATTATCGTATTCCATCTTACATAATTAACACGTGTATGGTGACTTAGGTGGATAAAAAAACGCTTTCGCAGCGTTCTGTTCTGCCTGCTTTTTACTTTTCGCATACCCACTTCCTAGACACACACCACCGACAAGAACGTTTATGTAAAAAATACCATTCTCATGATGACCGATAGAGTACACGGGTAAATCTAATGCGTTCGTCTGACAATACCTCATAAGGTGATCTTTGAAATTGTCATCTATCATAATAGATTGAAGATTTACATACTCGGGGTTGTTATAGATGCGTAGAATAAACTCCTTCGCATGTAACAATCCCATGTCCATATAAATAGCTCCAATGAGCGCTTCAAATACATCCTCTAAAATTTTAGGATTGTGAAACCATTTATTACGCATACCCTTTTCATCCATTCTAATCCATTTGTATAGTTCGAGTTTAGAAGCGATACCTGCAAGTGTTTCACCTCGTACAAGTTTAGTACGAGCTTTGGTTAAGAAACCCTCCTGCCTGGTTTCATACTTATCGTATAAGAACTTGGTAATAACAAACCCTAAAACAGAATCACCGATGAATTCAAGTGTCTCAAATGACCCAGTCAATTGTTCATCTTCTTTTAATGCTGATTTATGGGTAAATGCTTTTTGGTACAAATCTATGTTTGATATTTTTGTACCAACAAGGGTCTCGATAGATGTTCGATCTATAATAGTCATGTTTTTATATGGTGTTATTTTTTTAAGCCTCGACCTTTGTGTAATGGGGGCTCAGGAACTTCTGAAGGTTCAGGAACGTTACCTGGGTATCAGCAGGGGGGTCCAGGAGATCGCGAAGCTTCTGGTCGAGTACGAGAATGCGTCCGTTGTCAGGATGCTTGAGATCGTTCGCCTTTACGTACTCGTTGATGGAACGAGTGACGGTGCTGCGCGAGACAAGCTTACCCTCGGGGAGGTTCAAAAAGACGCGGAGCTTCTCGGAAATCTTCTGCTCGCGGTTGAACCCGTTGTTCTTGGCGCGGTTGGCAGACTTTTCACCAGTAGGATCGTCTTGCTTAGCCTTGATCTTTCGTACAATCTTGGTGAGCGACTTAAGTTCGTTACGGAGCGCGGTCATTTCAGCGAGGACGGTTTCAATGGACATTGTACATTGTATAAGTACCACATCTTTAAGTGGGTGTTTGTTAGGTAAAAAATGTTGATCTATAATAATGGATCTTAAACTCTATTCGAAACCTGTGATAGAGAAATACATGAATGACAATTTCTTTTTCGGTGATGAGAAATTGAAAAAGTATTTCATGAGGGATGAGGCTCGGGATCTTGGAAAATTTAGAAAGCGAATGAAGGATAAGTTTCCAGCCAAGACGTTCGATAAATTCGTGTACGTATGTGTCACGGACATCACACGTGATATCATACTCGCGACGATAGGAGAGTTGAGTGAATTCATGAAAAATATGGGAGATCTAGTTGTGAGTGGTGGTGAGGCTTTCAATATGTACATGCCATATGACAAGAGAATTGCAACTACAGATATTGATGCCAAATTTGTACCCAGAATAGCATATGACACTAAATATTTCGGTAAACTTCAGGCTATCAAGCTTATCATGTGGGATAAACTTGGTCAAATGGCGCAAAAGTTAAATATGCGCATCAAGTCACGTATCCTAACCATGGATAAAAAGATTTTGAAGTACCTGGGTATAGGTTTTAAACAGAGTGGACCGTATGTTACTCGTCGTTACACACTCATCAAGAAGAAGAAAACTCGCACCAATAATAAACCAGGTAAAGGTGACGTATTCATCGATGTCGAGTTATTTGCTCTAGATTTGAATATTCGGTTCTTTTCACCAGAGAAAAACAAGATAGACAACGTCGTGTTAGGTGGGTTATTGGACATACCCTATATGCGCCCTAAAGAATTTGGGTATGATGTCATTCGAACACTGAAAAAGGGTGTCACGTATAGAAATGTTCAGACGAATCGGATGATCATTAACAAGAAAATATACGTCGCGAGTAAGGAATTTTTGATAGATGACATTTACCTGATGCATACATTGAAGCTTCGACCAGAGAAAAAGGAAAAAGATCGCCAGCGCCTTTTACGTCTCGCCCAATCGTTCGATAAAAATGTAAAATCTTCCGATTCGATTGAAACAATATTTAAACGCGTCAAGTCTAAATTAAAACGTGTATATACTTCGAAGGTTACCAAGCGTCGTGATGTTTCAATAAGGAACGCACTCAAAGTAAACCCGCGAAAGTATTCAAAATACACATCAGAACCATCTAAGGAAAAGCTGTCCAAGCAGATTGTTCATGGTATTAACCCAGTATTGAAAAACACGGTCGTTGAGGGGTATCAGCGTTCGAATGGTAATCAGAGATTTAATTTAAACACTCTGAAATGGAAGCGTAACAATACGAACGCGTATACAGGTAACGAATTTGCGCTACGCCCAATTGAACAGCAGCGTTTGCCAAATAATATAAATGTACAGGCTACGTTATATGGATTTAAACCAAGGAGAGATGGATGGGTACCGAAACCACTCCTTCAACGTTCAGCTGCTATACCCTTTATAGGTTTAAAGAAATGATACGTATATCATACATAAATGATCTACGACACAATCTCCAAGGGTGATGACGGACTTTACCATGTACAGGCGTTCAACGACGAGCACAAGCGTTGTTTCGTCCGAGTTGACAATGTTATCATCACTGACGTGACAGATGACATCACGTTCGATGTCAATGCGTCTTCCGCGATTGATGACATCCATGAGGCTAACATCCAGAACGCGATCGAGAATGGTGAGGCGTGGTTTGGTAAGAAGGTCTCTGAAAAGACGATCAGGTCCGCGTATATCCGCGACGAAGCACTCACAGCAGAGTGCATTGAACAGACTAAGATTTTTGGATCGGACAAGGAATTGTTGGATAAAGATGCTCTCGTAAATGATATGAAATGCTCTGTAATTCTGGAATTCAATGGAATGTGGTTTGCTAAAAAAGCATTTGGTCCAGCGTGGAATGTGGTACAGGTGAAGATTGAAAAGTCTGAACCTGAACCCGTTCAGGAAGTTTTCGACAGGTCGTACCCAGAAGAATATATGTTTGGCGACGATCAATAAAAAAAAATTTGTTAACATTATATAAAGATGTCTCTTACAAAGCGTATGAACAAGATCCCATACGGTCGCATGTTGTTCGCTGTTGTCGTCGGTGTCACTATTATCGTTCTCCTCAAAACATATGGTAAAACTTCGACCTACGCGGTGAAGGAAAAATCCTATGCGCCCATTGTCGCGCCTATCGGGCCATCTCCTCAGGGTATGGCTCCCGCTTCGTCTGAGTCTAATTGTGAGATGAAGGCTGGTACGGGTCTTGCGTCTTCTCTCCTCCCCCGTGAGGTTGCCTCTCAGGAGGAGTTCGGTGAGTTTGCCCCCGAAGATGTTCTCGCCGGTCAGAATTTCCTTGAGCCCCGCAGCCAGATCGGTATCCCCGAGACCACTGGCGGTGCTCTCCGCAACGCCAATCAGTCTATCCGCGCGGAGCCTCCTAATCCCAAGGAAGCTTTCATGTGGAACAACTCCACGATTAACACAGATAGCATGCAGCGTCCTCTTGTTTAAAGGACTTAAAGGTATTTCCCTATTTAAAAACACATGTCTAGCGTAACAGCGGACGATCTCACAACCAGCGTCTCTAAACTAGTTGAACTTAACCAGCAGATTAAAGAAGCCAGATCAGATATCAAAGTCCTTTCACAAGCAGAAAAGGCACTTAAGTTACACATCAAGAAGTTGATGATAGATAACGGTCTCGACGTAATCAATACCAGGACAGGTAAAATCACGGTAAAGAAGAACGTCAGGAAAGTCGGTCTTAACAAGGATACTATCAGGGAAGGTCTTAGTGTATTTTTCGAAGGAAACGATACTCAGGCTGAAAACGTCTTAAAGGTTATACTCGAAACCTTACCAACCAAGGAAACTTCCACTATATCTATTACAACTGCAAAAGCTAAAAAGTCTGAATAATGGTCTGGAATCAATACGTGTACGAAGCTACGTCTGGAAACGATGTTGACATTGACAGTGATGCTGAACTATATGAAGACGATATCGAACTCACAGTAGAAGACTGGGAGATTGAGTATTCAGATGAACTTACGATGATGTGGGATACTATCAGGACGTTGATGTATGATGCACATATCGAACATTCTGGTAGATTTTGCGATTTTGTAGAATTTTGCTACGTTGAACACTACACATATGCTGACGAAGTTGTATGGGAGCATGATGATTACATTGAGCACATTTGGAAAAATATCAGGCGTATCGTCAATAACAATGGTCTACATGAAGTGATGATGCGCGGTGCAACATTCAATCATTTCATTGGCTACGTTAAAAATTATATGTGTATACATTAAATGCTCCCCCTCCTCACTTCCCAGAAAGTGGCGATCCCTTCGATGTTGTTCCTTGCGCTCAGCCCTGGTATGCTCCTAAGGACAAATGGTGTGAAGTTTTCGGTTGGTAAGGTTGGTACCGATCGCGTGTCTGTACTCTTCCACGGTCTCGTGTTTTTCCTGGCCTATTCGCTGATTGCGAAGGCTATGGGTCTCGTTCTCACACAGAACGATTTACTTGTGACGACTGCGCTCTTCATGGCACTCAGCCCTGGTATGCTTCTCACCATCCCCCCAGGTCAGGTGATGTCGGGTAAGACGTCCCAGGTAGCCATCTTGACACACACAGTTGTTTACGCGCTTGTGTTCGCTCTTTTACGAAAGCAATTTCCTAAGTTCTATTAAGTGATAGATGGAATATCTTGTTATAGGTCCATCATCCATGGGTTTGTTTGGGTTCATGGGTTCCCTGAAACGACACGAAGAAAAATTAAAAAATATAAAAGAAATTTCGGGCTCATCAGCCGGTGCCGTATTGGGTGCATGTCTAGCACTCGAGATACCACTTGACGATGTACTTGACAAGTTCATAAACCTTGATATAGCACATTTAGCGAAATATAAATTAAGGACATTTTTCAGGAATTTCGGGCTCGTGGATATGGAACCCGTTCGTAAAGCGATTGTCGATATATTAGGACACGATGTAACATTTAGGGAGTTGAAGAAAAAGTTGCACGTGTCTGTATATAATTTAAATCGAGGGTGTACGGAATATTTCTCAAGTGACACACACCCCGATATGTATGTCGTGGATGCAGTTTGTATGAGCATGTCTATACCATTTATAGCATCTACAGTACCACATAATGGTAATATATACCTTGACGGGGGTACTAAAGAAGATATACCCTTAACACCATTTTTTGGAAAACCATACCACAAGGTTCTTTCGTTCAAGTTAAAAGTAAGGGATACCTATATCAATAAAATAAGCTCATTCAGTGAGTTTATTAATGCGTTATTGGGGCGTGCATTGAGTTTGCGTGGAGAAATAGACACATCTAGATTATGTAAGACGATATTAGTGTCAACGGGTGAATACAATTTATTCAAATTTGATATGTCACACGATGATAAATTGCGTATGTTCTTTCTAGGATATAACACATAACAACCCATTTGCTATATTTATTTTATCTAGATATAACAAGATGGACGTGTGTGATCCAGATGCCAAGACAAAAAATATCAGGAAACTGATAAAACTTCACACGGGCAAAACCATAAAGATATCACGAGATAGGATATGTGATATCATGAAAGATGTACACCGTGGAAATTTACCACTTCCACCTTTAGTACTTACGCGAGATAAGCGTTATTTGTTAGACTCTAAATCCCCTCTCACACGGAAAGATTTTGAAAACTTATTTAAATCGAACGTAACCTCGAAAGTAGTTAAGAGGTTAGCGAGGAAAGTGGGCTTGATTGAAACTGATAAGACTATTTCAGATTTGAAACGTGCTATAGGTCGAAAGCTGGCGAGTATGAATGTTCGTGAACCTGTTTTATTACCTGGATCCCGTGTTTACTCGAAAATAAAGAATGAGGATTTTGTTAACGAAATGACACCCATTCAAAATGATGAAAATCGAGAAGAGAACCGGAACCGTGAGGAGAATCAGAATCAGAACCGGAACCAGAACCGGAACCAGAATCAGAACCGGAACCGGAACCAGAACCAGAATCAGAACCGTGGTGTCAATATAAATTCATCTGGTAGGTCTCTACGAAATACATTAGCACGTAAGCGTCACATGGATCGTATCAAGCAATTGACAGGTAGTGGTGTATCGAGTATTCCCAGTGGTAATAATAGACGGAATATTGACACAAAAATGCAGATCGAGAAAGCTAAACTCAACGCTGATCGCCGCATACAGGAACAGAAACGAAACTTCAACCGACGTTTCTCTGAAAAACAAGTGGTCGAGGAACGTCGCAAGAGGCGTGAAGCGCGAATAATTGAGACCAAAGTGCAAAACGGGAGGCGTGCGCAAATCAACGCGGACAATAGAGCTAGGAAAGCTGAAGCTGCTAGAAACCGTGAATATGAAAATAAAAAGCGTGCCCAATTAAAAGCGAATACAAATTCTCAACGCGTAAAGAGATTGGAAAAAAATTACGCAAATCTTAGAAATAAGACAAAAAGCACGTTGAATAGGTATAATCTCAACAGAAAGCGGGCTTTTACACAGTTAAGTGAATCTCAATCGAAAATGCGCACACTCGGTGATAAATTGAGAAAAGAAGCTGACCGTGCAAATTTGGAACGCGACGCGAGTAAGAAACTTCAATCCGATTTGGACGTCGCAAAATCAAAGATAGAGAAGAGTGAGCAGCGGATCAGGGAGATTGAAAAGGAGCGAGATATGTTGAATACTACTATAACGGATTTACAGTTGCGTTTGGACACAAAGACTAAAGATGGGAATGAAGATGAAGTCGAAAAACTGACTAAGGAGTTGAACGATGCTAAAGCCAAGATAGAAAAGTTGACGAATGAAGTAACTACCCTCACGAACAATACAAAACAGGTAGTCGCCGATGCTACAAAGGATTTGAATGCAAAGCTCGC